CGCTCTTTCCTCAGCTCCTAGTGGTACAAAACCACCTTCTCTATAATCTTTTTCTAAGCCACCCATATCTATCATGCCACCTTCTGCATATCCTGGTAGGCTAGCTAATCCACCATCAGCAGCGTAGAAAGAACTTTGTACGGCAGCTCTAGGAGGCATAAAATATAATGCAGAGTTTGTTGGATCTGAATAATAATCTTTAGCCTGTTGTCTAATGTTTGATATCATTGGCTGTACACCTGTAACATCTATACCTTCGTCAACCTCTTCTTCGTCACCACCCATAAAAAATGGCGCTGCAATTGAAGCTGCACCTAAACCTGAAAGCGCTGCTCTACCTAAACTAAACTTACCTGTCTCAGGGTTCCTAACTAATCCAGATAATAAATTACCTTGATCAAATAAACCTTTAGCGGCACTAAAGATACCACCTGAACCACCAAATTTACCACTTAAAAAACCTGTTGCAGGTTTACCAAAAGCTTTTGCAAGCATAGGACCACCAAATTTAAGTGCAGCTGCACTTAAAGCTATTTTACCTATAGGAGATTTAACAACTTTTTTAATAGCTCTTCCTGCTTTTTTTACAAGTTTACCTAAAAAATATCCTTGTCTTGGCTCTTCTAGTGTCATGATACCACCGCCAGCTCTAAGTTGTCTTTCCATATTCATTCTTGAAATTGCCATAGTTTGTCCTTTTTATAGTCTTTTTATCCTATAATCAATATCTAGTTAAACCTGTTTGCTGCGATCTCATTGTCAAGAAACATCTGTTCATCGTTTGATATAGGAACATTATTTTCCATCATGTTAGTATAATTACTCATGTAATCTGTAAAATCAGCAGCAGCAAACGGAGAGTCTTTAAACTGTTGTGTGCTTACTAAACCAGTCTTAGCTGGAACTTCTAAATAATCAAGCATGTTTGAATAAGGACCCTCTGCAACACCTGTTGTTATTCGGTCATCATCAATTACAGGTCCAGTAAAAGTATTAGTGCCTGTGCCAATTGGAAAACCTAAAAATTTGTTTCTATTTTCTACCCCTAAAGGTGCTACAGTATTTATATTACCAATCGTTGACAATGCTAATTCATTATCTAAATCATTTTGAAAAGTTGGATTGATTCCACTTAACTGACGCATATCATAAGTTGGTTCATCATAGTCTTTTCCAAAACCAAATCTTCGTCCAATACCTCTAATTAAATTTCCTAAAAATCCACCGCTTGTAAAGAAACTCATGAGACCACCACCTCTTGTGTTTCTCATAGCTTGTCTTGCAAACATATTATCACGATTTTTTGCAAACGCTTTAGCTCTTGCTAATTCAATTGGAGATATTGTATTTCTACTATCAAAAAAACCTGGATTAACTCTTTGTCCTGCACCTGCTGCAATTGCTGCAGACCGTATGTCTTGTGCTAATTGTGAAGGTTTTCTATCAACCCCCGGAGGTAGTTCAGGACCTTCTCCTGCACCTGTTCCACTGAATCCACTAAAGTTACCAGTTTCAGCTGCACTCATTTGAGATCCAGATACGTTTTGATCTGGGTCTGCTGACCCAAAACCATTTAAACTCATGATACCTGATGGTCCTCTATTGACACCACCTTTTAATGAGCCATGTAAATCTTTTTTAACAAGTAAATCTTTTTCTGCTTTTGTAATATATGCTAATTCTGTCTCAGGATGATCCGGACTAGATTTCCATTTTATAGGGGCTGTAACTTCTTTTTGTTTACCTAGGTAGTTTTGTACTCCACCCTGTAGTGTTGGTTTTTTAATCACTCTTTGTTCTCCAAATAAATCTAAATTGTTAAGCAGGCATGGATGTCCTGAAATACCACACTTTATTTTATTTTTGTATTTTCGTCAACTTCTTTGACAAGTCATTTAGTCTATTCTAGATCATCTTTAAAACGTCCACAATAAGAATATTCGCCTACATGGGTTATATAATCGTTAATATAAGCATATACTTTACCACCTATATCAACCCATCTTTGACAAAACCCGAAATCTTCTCCAAAATAACGTTTAGTAACGGGATCATGCAACGTATCAAATAAATTATACATATTTTCTTTTTTAACCTCGTCCCCGTTGATAATAGTAGGCTGAAATATTTCTAAATGAGGGTACTCTTTAATCATTTTTTCAAAGACATTTCTTTTAATTAACATACATCCAGTAGGGGCATGTGTTAACTCTATAAGTCCCTGGTCCACGGTAATTGAATCCGGGTTATTTACCTTAACCGGAAAAGTAAAACCTGATTTTGCTAGATCATCAGCACTATGTTTCGAAGTATTTCTTTTCCATATCTTATCCCAATTTAATGTTTTCATAGGATAAGGAACACCTATAACATCTTTATCAAAATCTAACATTTTAAAAATAGTTTCAGAATTAAAATCAATATCTGAATCAATAAACAACAAATGTGTATAGTTGTCCTCATGATTTAACATTTCTGCAACACATAGGTTTCTACCTTGTGTAACAAGAGACGATTTTAATAATGTAAAACTACACTGTATTTTTTTAAGCCAGCATGCTTGTTGAAACTTTAACACGGCTTGTGTGTAGTGCATGCTAACCTCACTGTGGCACGGAGTACAAACCATTATTTTATATGGAGATTGTTCTCCTATATTTATTTCTGTCACCATGTTTGTTTTTATTGTTTGGTAGGTGTCTTTATTTTCAACTACAGTTTTATCTTTATTAAACCATATAGGTTCATTTGGTTTTTGCATTGAGTGCTCCTTTTAAAAACCTAGTCCAACCATTTCCTATCTTTTCCCAATTATAAAAAATATTTACATAAAGTGATTGTGATTCTAAGTGATTATGTATCTGTGTGCTATGTAAAGTATTTGCTGAAGCTTCTATACTAAGAGCAAATTTTTCAGCTAACCTTCTATAGTTATTGTCATAAGGTATATACATTGGAAACTCTGCGCCTGTTTCAAACAATGCTCCATAGTTAGTTGTAATACAATAAAGACCACCTGCCATACATTCTAATAACGATATACATGATGTTTCTTCGAAGATACTAGGATAAACATACATATTATATTTATGCATGTTTTCTTTTATGTATTCATTAGGTTTGTAACCTATGTAATTTACGTTAGGTAAAGATTCTGCTTGTTCATATAATTTCCTATAGTCATGATCATTTTGTTCGTAAAAATTTTTTCCATAAACTTCAGTTGAAGAATACACATCTAAACTAATTAATGGATTCTTAACTAATTGCATGGCACCTAACAACACACTAAGTCCTCTCCAGGGTGTATTTTGATGTATAATTTTTATAGGTTGACCAACTTTATAGGGTTCAGCTTTTTGAATGTTATCTATACCATTTTTTATAACAACGCATTTTTCTAAAGGTAAATCAAATACCACTCTAAATTTTTCAAAAGTCCAGTGTGAATTAAATACATACCAATCATATTTATGATGATTAGATTTATCTTTAAACCAAGGAGTTATATTAGGTTGATCCCAAGAATTTTTTTGCCAAAGAATATTTAATTTAGTTGGATGTAATGGAATTTTTTCTGGTACAGACGTTGTAATTTGTACCTGATCTAATATTTCTTTATCTACGTATTTTTCTAAGTAACTAAATTGTAACTCAGTTCCACCTTTAGGTGTTTGATTTTTTATTGTCATCCATTGCTTTCTGTAATAAATTTAATCCTTTCGGTGATACTTGAACTGTTAGATCCTGCGCAATATGTTCTGCAACTGTTTCAGTGTTAGGATCAGCTATATCAGCATCTTTCTCTGCTTCATCTTTATATACTTTATTGGTTCTAGTATTTCTTAGAACTGTGATTGTAGTGCAATCAATCTTTAATATATCATTATCCATTCTGTTGTGACCTGTCTATTAAAGCATAACCAACTACTACTTCAAGTTTATTAGCGGTTTCTGCTTGAACTTTTATAGCATCTCCTGCTTCTAAATTCAACCCTTGTTCAGTAGCATTGATAGTGCTTGTAGCTGGTATATCTTTTCTAAAAAATTCTATGTCCGTACTAGCAGAAGAATCTCTTAAATCACAATTAGCTAATACAGCTCCGGTGCTATTATTAGATATGTATACAGATTTTACAATTGCAATAGAAGAAGTACTTATACTTAAAACAGTTGTCATAGCTGTACCAGTTAATACCTTACTAGCGTTTTTATATTGTATTGTCATGATAAAAAATAATTATATATATCTTGTTCATCTTTCAAGTCATTTTGAAAAGAAAAATTAAGTTGATTTTGTAAAGTAGCTAAGGACTCTAATATCTGTCTTTGATTTTCTACATCATACTCTGGTTTGGGTTCTGGTATATAGTTATCTATTTTAGCCATTATCTTCTTCCATCTGGTTGAGCATCCAGCCTTAATGTACCATAACGCCATGTCTCACCTACAGCGTCGTTTTCTATTTTAACCGCTACTAATCTTCCTCTTGCTCTTGTATTTATTTTATCAGTAGTTGAGGTAACTGTAAAAGGACCAAGTGGCGAACTTGTTGCTGTATTGTTTGGGTAGTTATTTAATAATAAAGTAATTTTAGAATTACCTGTAAGTACTTGAAAGTCCGGTATAAACCTTTTAACTGACATTATAAACTCACCGTCTCCTCTGTAATTAGGGATTTTTGTCGTTTGTCCAGACAGGTTCATAGATGCAGTAATATCAAAATCACCTGATTGAATAAAAGCATCAATAGACGTAGTGCCTGAACTATTTACTTGATCAGTTCCTTTTTCATGCTCATAATAAATAGATGCTCCAAATTTATTTGTAATTCCCTGTATTGGAAAATTAGGTGTAGCATTTTTTTCATAATCAGTTGCGTAAGGTAAATCATAAATTCCTTGATCAATATAACTTGATCTATCAAGTGAACTTGTGGTCCAAATATTTTCTCCATAATTATATACTACACACCTATTAATTTGTTCTGAATTTGCTGAAGGGTAAAACCAGTTTATTTCATTATATAAACTATTGTGTTCACAGTAAACTAATTGACTAGAACTATAATTTATACCTAAATTATCTCCAGTGGTCGTAAATACAAAATCTTCTACTAAACATGGTAAAGCTTTTACAGTACCATCAAAAACAAAAAATCCACCTTCACCAGACATCCAAAATACTTTACCGTCAGAATAACTAAGTGCGTTTTGTCCAATCAATCCACAGTTAGTACCCACTTGTCTAACACTAAATGTAAACGGTGCTCCAACAAATTGAATTACATACGCAGACGTATCTGTTAAAACTAATGTATAATCTTTACCAGATACTGCTCCCATAATCTCATTACCTTTATCAAGTCTAAATGTTCCGGCAGTATTTGTTGCAGTAGGTGTGTAAGTGTTTAAATCTTCTTGATTTGAAAATCTAATGAACATCGGATCTTGAGTTGTTGCATTACCGATCGTTGTTTCAGTTCCAAAATGAAATAGATGTCTATCTCTATCGGATACTTGCGTTAATATTGTAGCAGTTGGATTATTACTTGTTGGAATACCAGAGGTAGTTGTAGATGCTCTAACAGTTCTTGCATTAGCTGCACCTGCGTTCCATGTAAATGTTTTACCATTACGAATAGTTGCAACCAACACTTGACCAAAATTATCAAGAGACCATATTCCAGGATCTAAAACTACGTTACTGGTTGAACTTGCAGTTCCCCATGTACTTGAATTCCATGTAGATGTACCCCAACCTAAACCAGCAGTTTGAAAAGTAGGACCTACTACTTCATAAGGATCAATTTGAGCAGATCCTGTTCCGCTACTAGCACCTGCTGAGTTTGTTGGCATAGTAATTTGAAAAGTATTTGCAGTTTTGTTTAATACTTCAAAAGTGTTTCCAGTGAAATCTGCTATTGCATAACCTGAACTTGTTGGAACTGTAACTGATGAAAATGTTACATACCTTCCATCTAATAAACCATGTGAAGTTTTATTAACTGTAACTGTTGCTGACCCAGAAGTAACTGTAAAAGTGGCTCCTGTAATTACATCGTCATCTATCGGAGAAATATCAAAAAACTCACCTTCATAAAATAAAAATAAACCTTGTGATGTACCGATTGCTACGTATTTTTCACCAGCGATACTAGTAAAAGCATGCTGTGCTCTTGCTGCACCTGGTAATGTATTATTTGAATTAGTGAGTTGTGACCATCCACCTATTTTTTCAGGTAGTCCATATCTAAATCTAACAAAATCGCCATCTACCCATTGAGATTCAGCTCCTGAATCTGTGACCATTTTATTGAATCCGGGTTTGAAGTTAAGTTTTTGTAGCATACTTTAAAATATACCAGTTTGTTTGTTATAGCAAGTTGTCTTATCTGGCTGGAGTTGGTACACCAGTGCTTGTTACAAAAGGGTTTTCAGCAAAAGCCATGTAAATAAAAGTTCCACTACTATTATTAAATTCATCCTTTGTATCTCTTATCTTAATACCATTTGAAACAAAATCGACTACACCATCATTTGTATTTTCACCTTGAATTAAATTAGGTAGCAGTAATACATTGTTAACATTAAATCCATTAACCGTACTTCTTTTATTGTCAAAAATTATCCAGTTATTACTACTATCAGTTCTTTTGACCAACCACCAAGCGGGCTTGAAACCGGTGTAAACAAAGGTTCCGTCAGAACTTCCATTTCCTGTATAGCTTCCGAACTTACTAAATCCTTTTTTTTCTGCGAAACAATATGCAATATGTGTATTACCATTTCCATTAGTTTCTGAACCATTACCTAAAGTAAAAATACTTGAAGTTGGTGCAGTATTATTCCATCTACCTGAATTACTATTTGTTGAATTACCTTCATTAAAAATTAAATACTCATTTTGAGGTGTAGAAGTATTTGCAGAGTGATAAACATTCCATTCTTTAGTCACTGCATAATTTTTTACAATTATAACATCTGGTGCTACACCTAATCCATGACCAACAGTTGCACCTGCA